AACTGAACAGTCTAGAGTAATTATGCCTGCTTGGACGGCAAGAGACTTACAGCAAAATCATGCATATATTTTACCGAATAATCCACAAGCACATACCGAAATACCTTTTCAAAATTACAGTAGTACAAGAATTTTAGAGAAGGACAATTTTAAAAGAACATTTGATATTATACCTCAAAACAACCAGGCTTATACTGTTTTTAACAAATAAATATTTAAGGATTTAATATACTTTTTAAGAATTTAAAAAGTGTATTTATTGTAGTTTTTTTTAAAGTATATATATAATATGGAATTAGCGATACCATTAGTAGCATTAGGAGGAATGTATGTTATTTCAAATCAAAATACTAACAACTCCAAAAAAGATAATTCAAAACCAAAAGAAAACTTTAACAATATGGGTATAAGAACTAATCTACAAACATCCACCAATGAATCTAGATTCAACAATTATTTACCAAATACAAATGTAGAACCTCAAAATTATCCTATTATGAACAACAAGGAACTTTCAGATACTGTACAAGAATATCCTAATCCAAACGCTGCTACTGATAAATATTTCAATCAAAATGTGTATCAGCAAAAACAACGTGCCGGAGATCCAGTTAACAGTAATATTCCACAAATTTATTCATTAACAGGTGATTACATGAATTCAAAGCAATTTATTCATAATAATATGCAACCTTTTAATGGAGGGAAACCTAAAGGACAGATATATAATAATAATAATGCTGAAACCATTTTAGACAATTATGTAGGAAACGGATCCCAAACAATTAAGAAAATAGAACAAGCACCGCTTTTTAAACCACAAGACAATGTTCAATGGACTTATGGTATGCCCGATATGAGTGATTTTTATCAATCTAGGCAAAATCCAGTAAATAGAAATAATATGGTTAAACCATTTGAGTCAATACGTGTAGGTCCTGGTTTAGACAAAGGATACAGTGCTGAAGGCAGTCACGGGTTCAACGCAGGCATGGAAGCACGTGATAAATGGTTACCAAAAACAGTTGATGAAATGCGTGTATCTACTAACCCTAAACAAGAATATACTTTAGACAACCTTCAGGGTCCAGCAGCATCAGTAATTAAAAATGTTGGTATTGAAGGAAAAGTGGAAAAATATAGACCGGATACTTTTTTTGTTAATTCTCAAGACCGTTGGTTAACTACAACTGGTGCTGAAAAAGCAAACAGATTTGTTTCTGAAGAAATACAAAAAACATCTAACAGAAATGAAACCACTAAATTTCAACATGGAACTCCCAATTCTACACTTAAGACTGCTAGCTATGTTCCAAAGAAACATGAAGAATCCAAAAGACAACAATTAGAAGGATTTGAAGTTGGTGCTTCTAAAACAAAGGGAACTGGCGGTCATCAGGATTTAGAACAAAACCTACATAGTCATATAAATTATACTAATAACCGAGCAATTAATCAACAACCACAAACATTTGGCTCTGGATTTACTAGTGCTATTGGCGCAGCTATTGCTCCTATTATGGATATACTACGACCATCAAGAAAAGAAGAATATAGTTCTAATATGAGGGTATATGGTAATGTTGGTGGTGAAGTACCAGGAAACTACGTTTTAAGTAATGGTGATGTACCTGATGTAACCGTAAAAGAAACCACGTTATATCAACCTAACTCTTATATAGGTAATCAGAGTCATAATGCGGCATATGCGGTTACAGAACATCAGGCAATAGCAAATCAACGTGATACAGTAAATCATGAACAATTTATGGGTATGTCATCTAAACATGGTTCAAGACAATATGATGCTGTTTATAGACAAACTAACAATGATATAAAAGAAAAGGTTGTAGTGTCAAGAACTAATCAGGGTAATGCTAAGCATTTTAATTCCCAAATAAACGTCACAATGTCAAAATTGGATGCGGACCGTGAAAATAACAGATTATGGGCTCCTCAAGCTACTATACGCAATGGACCATCTGTACAAACACATGGAAAAGCACATATGCCTCAGTACTACAATGAAAATATGAATAGTGAACGTATTTCTGGAGACCTGCTAAATGCCTTTAAAGAAAATCCTTATACACATAGTTTAACTAGTGCTGTATAAATAATAAAATAACAATTGCGTTATATTAATATATAAAAACACTACATTAATATAAATAATCAACATAATGACATTAAATATTCATCAAAACATAAAAGATAAATTAAAATACTTCAATGATATCCACAAAATACCAAATATTATTTTTAATGGTCCAAGTGGAACCGGAAAAAGCACAATTGTGAATGATTTTATTTCGTTAATTTATGATGGAAATAAAGATAAAATAAAGGATTTTGTTATGTATGTAAATTGCGCACATGGTAAAGGCATTAAATTTATTAGAGACGAACTAAAATTCTTTGCGAAAACACATATTAATTCTAATGGAGGTGGAACTTTTAAAAGTATAGTCTTATTAAATGGTGATAAACTAACAATGGACGCACAATCTGCTTTAAGACGGTGTATTGAGTTGTTCAGTCATAACACACGTTTTTTTTTAATTGTCGAAGATAAATATAAAATGTTAAGACCTATTTTGTCTCGTTTCTGTGAAATTTATATATCTGAACCGGAATACAATGGGGTCCAAATAAATCTTTACAAATATAACATAGAACAAATATTTAAACTAACAGACATAAAAACCCAAAGAAGTGATTGGTTAAAAAAACAAATAGAAAAATCTGTAACACCAAAAATGAGTGAATCAGAATTGTTGAAATTTGTCACAAAATTATATGAAAAGGCGTATAATGCCTTAGATATACTTCATTTACTAGAAAATGATTGTTTCGAAATAGATGATAAAAAACGTTATGAGTTATTGGTTGCGTTTAATAAAGTAAGAAAGGAAATTCGTAATGAAAAACTGTTATTATCATTTGTTATAAATTTCACATTTTTAGATAAAACTAACGATCTAGAGAATATTTCTTTCATGTAATATGCTAAACATATGTTATAATATATTACTTCAATAAATGTCTTTAATTGTAACCTCTTTTGATACATTTTTTATAATTTTATTATAATTTCGTTGTTGTTCTTCTTTCGTTGAACCTGACATTACTTCACACAGCATTTTCATATATTTATCATTTTGTTTAGAATCTGGGTCCATATATTTAGGATTTTCCTTTTGCCAGTTACTAATTTGTTTAATGTTTTTATTTGCGATATGCTTAATAGCATTAGTTATTTTATCTTTGTTGTCAGTGTCTTTTACCCATTTGTCGTCATCTTTTATATAAAATATTTCCCTTTTTGTATCATTACAATGAAGTGGGCGTTTATAAATATTTAGTTGATTTAATCCGTTTATAAAAATTTTAGAAATACCTTCAACATACCCTAATTTCGCTGTTTGTTCCAAGTCTTTCACACCCAAAACCAATGAATTTACAAAATCATTTATATTTAACGCATCTTTACATTGTTCATTTAAAAACACATTTATATTAAACCTATTATTACTATTATAATTATTGTTAATTGTATTGGTTGTGTTAGTTTGTGCGATTTGGAATAGTTTTGTATTTTGTTCTATTAATGATTTATTCTGTTCTGACAATTGTTTGTTTTGTTCTATAAGAAACTCCTTAACTAATTCGTCTTTTTTAATGACATCTAAAATAAATTGGGTTTTATTAAATATATGACATTTTTTTTTATGATTGAATAAGCTCTGTCTATGTTTATAAATGCGTCCACAATCACAAATAAATGCAGCGGCGTTTTTTGGCGTAATTTTGTCAGTATTTGTCAGTATTTTGTCAGTATTCAAATGTTTACGTGTCAATATATGTCTATCCCAATCGCTTGTTTTAAAGCATTTAAAGTCACATTTTTCACAAAAAAACTTTTCGGCGTTTTTTGGCGTAAAAACGTCAGTCATTTGTCAGTATATATATACTGACACAAAAAACGCCTAAATTATTTTTTATAAAATATATTATTTTTTTATGGTAACATTTTTTTTCGCAGAAAAACGGATTTTAGAGCATTTTCGTCACAAGTCACTTTTTACAACACCCTTTTTTAAAACTTTTTTTGGTTTTCTCAAAATGGACATTTTTAAAATGTCCAAAATCGAAAATGACCCCGACTTTTTATTTTGATTTTGTGACTGAAAATCTTAACTCATTTATTACAGTATTATTTCTTACCATTCTAAGTAACAAATATTAATTTATTATTTGTGACGATAAATAAAAAAAAAGAATATAGTAATATTATATGAATAAATTCGTAAATTATAATTTAGTAAACGATAGACAAAATGTTTATTATACTGAAGAAGATTGCCGAGAGCCATTTTATGATTATAATGAAGGTGTAAATAAATATAATCAATGTGGTTGTAAAAATACTGAACGTAAATTTGGTCCTATGTCTTATAATTCTAATGCTAATTGTAGCAAAATACTGAATACAACTAAAAAATTATTAAAACAAAATGTAAAATTAAATAATAGTGTTGGTGGTAAAATAAAAATGTGTAAACATCATATGCCATATAATATTTGTAAAATATGTAACAAAACACGTAAACATCGAAAGTCACGTAAACATCGAAAGTCACGTAAACATCGATAAATGGCAATTAAATTAGTTTAAAAAATAAAATTATAAGATTTATATTTTACAATATGGATGATTTTAACGTTAGTTCGTTGCATGAATCAAAGAACGAATGGGGTGCTCGTTTATTAACAATTTTAACTCCCTTAATTATTGAAGGGTTTAAATCTATATTTGATGAATCTTATAAGTTATGTAGGGAAAACGGTGAACTTGATAAATACTTAATGACATTCCAAAACTTTATTGCCAGAATTCCAAAATGGAATGCAACGATTATTGAGACAGAACGAAAAAGAATTATAGAAAAAAGCGGGTGTTCATATTTAGAAGAATTAGTGACTTGTATTCATATTATCCAATTGAAATTATTAACAGCAATGCGTGTAGGACAAAAACAAAAGAAAATAGATATTAACATACCAAAATTAGATGATTTTATTCATAAAGCATATGTAAATGTAGCCAGAAAGGTATACAAAAATGTTTATCTATTTGAAATAAATATTGCTCCTCTTCAAATTCAAAAACACACTAGAGAATTAGAAACTATAGTTCAGGAATGTATATTAAACGCAGTTAGAGAAAGTATACCTGTTGAAAGTATATTAAAAGCTTATATGGATGAAACAGTTGAGGAAGATGTTATAGAAGAAATTAAAGAACAAATTATAGAAAAACCAAACGAGAAGGTGGAAACTCAAACAATAGTTGAAGGAGAAAAAATAAAGGAAAATATAAAGTTTAATGATGTTGATACAGTTATGAATAAACATGGTAAAGAAGAGTTTGTCACCGCACCTAAAAATATAGAAAGACTAGAGGAAATTAGTACATTAAGAAATATTAAAAGAAAAATGGAAGAAGAACAAGAAGAAGAAGAAGATAAATTAACAATTTCAAATGAAGATATATCATTAGATGGCTTAGATATGAGTATAATTGATCAACCAATAGATAAATTGAAAAATGATATACTATTGGAAGATATTGAGATTTTAGCATAATAAATGCGTTTTTTACGTGGTTGAATTGTAAAAATATATTGTAAGATGGACAATATATTTTTTGTAGCTGCTATCATGTCTGTAATATTTTTTATAATTAAATTTTTAGAAATGCGATATGTTGATAAAGAACCTAAACCATTAAAATTTTTAATTAGAGACGCATTAGTTGTGTATTTTAGTGTAGTAATAGGCAATTTTATTTTAGGACAAGTCGAACCTGTAATAAATGAGACTATCACGCCAAGTATGCCTATGGCATTTACAGATAATCCTCCATTTTAACGACCAGTCCATACCTTAACAAACGGATAAATTATTTTGTTATTTTTTAAATCTGATCTATATTGGTCATAATTGTAACTAAAAGTTTTATTTTTAGTTATGATATCACCAAATAATGATTTTATTTTAAAAAGGTTTGGATATTCTTCACAGAACAATAATCCTAATATACGTTCTAATGAACAACGGTCATTTCTATTATGAATAACATTTACAAGATTAGTTATGTTGTATTTTTGTTGTAATAGTTCTAAGAAATTTAATTTAATATATGCTTGACACCCAAAACATAAATTAAAATTATCCTTACTAATATTATTTAAACCAAGAATATTTATTTCAGAACCATGTAATTTTTGAATTAATTTATATTTATTCGTTAACGCTGATGTTATTCGTAAAAGATTATGAAAATTTTCTTTATCATATATGTGGTGCCATAACGGAAGTACTGGTAAATCGAATAATTCAAATGGTATTCGTCTATGAACAAACACACTATCGTGTAGTATAACAGCATTAGGAAACCATTTATATTTTAAGTAATATATATATGGCAATAATTCACCTCTTCCATGATATTCTGATTGAATTATAGTAACGTTTTTATAGTCAAAATCAGACCTTAAAAATTCTGTTTTGCTATTATCATCAATGATGATAATTTGTTTTAAAGGGTATAGAGTTCTAATTAGTTTAATACTTTGGTTCCAATATTTGTTAGTATTACCTGAATTAACATGTCTTGTAATTATAAATCCGAAATTGGACATTATATTTATAATTATATATTATAAATATAAATATATTATTTAATTATAAACGTTTAACAATAAGACGGTAAATCATCGATATTGATAATTTGTTCAGACTTCGGAACATTTTTATTTGAAATAATAAATTTACTAAATTCAGGTCTATCCAGTTGAGCATTAGGGGTATGCTTATGTACGTGTCTAGCAATCATTTTATAGAGTTTAAAATCAGGGTACCGTTCAGCACCATTATTTTTATATAAAACATTAATACCATTATCATCCATACACCATTCAACAATTAGTTTAATGATAGGAGAACAAGTGTCTAGGTTTTTTATTAATTCTAAATCATCCACTACATAATCAAATATAGAACATGCTAAACGACAAATATCAAAACTAAAATTAGGTTCTAAACGCGGTTTTTTGTCATTAAAATATGGTTCTGTATTGTATTGTGTCGCAGCATCACCTCCAAATTGAAAACTATCACTGCAAAAGATATTTCCATTGAATTTATAAATTGCTCTACCAAAGTCAATAATTTTATATAATTTACCAAACGTTGGTACCTTATATGTCTTTTTTTTATAAGTATAGTACACAACCTTTTTATTAGTTGGTATATACATTATATTGTTTGTATGTAAGTCGTTGTGTGTAAATGAAAACATTTTTTGGTATGTTATTAGAATCATTATGATTTGCATTAATGCTGAAAACCATTCGTCATTTGTTAACTTTCCATTTAGAATTAAATTATCAAGTGTGTCTTCACATTGTTCCATACAAATAACTTGCACTGGGAACTTTTCAAATGTTAAAAATAGTTTTTCTTCTTCTCCATCATCACTATTCACATCTTCATATTCATCTTCTTCATCCATTTTTTCATTATCTTCTTCATCCATTTTTTCACTATCTTCTTCTTCTTCATCCATTTTTTCATTATCTTCTTCATCCATTTCTTCATCATCGTCGTAATTCATTTTATTGTTCATAAAATCATTTTCATCATTATCATTCGTATGAGATGTTCTAGAAGAACAAGTAGATCCTGACCTTAATGTTTCTGTTTTCTTTTGAGTTGTATCATTATCTACTTCATATGAATTAGTAATATCAACAATATCTATACCCATGTTTTTAATATCTGTTAACGAGACATGTTCACTATCATTTTCAAAAATATTTTCAAACATAGAATCATCTATTGATTTTATAGATGAATTTGATTTTAAACTGGTAGAAATATTTAACGGTTTTAAAGGTTTCTTATCGTCAGACGACATTAAATGAGAATAATCTTCAACGTTAAATAATACATTTTTTTGTTTATTGAAAAAATCAGACTGGACTAAATAATCTAAGTCATCTATAATATTTAATTTATAATCATGTTTAATAGCTAAAAAAGATCCATAATAATCGACTCCATGAATAAAATTATGTTCGTGTAATACTTTGCTAGTTAAAAATGAGAAAAAACCATCTATATATGCTGCGTTGTTTTGTTCAATAATTTTAGGATGTACATTAACGGTTTTGTCAATTGATGGTAAATTAAATAAATCCGGATCACTATATGGATATTTACCAATAATATATTTAAATGGATCTAATAGTGGTGCCATTTTTATGAATACGGGTTTAGATATTGATATAACGTTATCATTAATGTTTTTAAGTTTACAAATGAATATATTTTCATTGTTATTATCATTACCATTTAGGTCCTTAATGTCTGAAATATACAGTTGATTGTTTAAATTAATTGAGTTAAAATTAGTATTGTTTAATGAGAAAAAACGTTCATATATAGGTATATAATTTTGAATATTCGTCAGTTGGGTACATTTGTTCGATTGAAATTTATTGAATAGTGATGTATTCTTTCGCTTTTGGTAGTCTACAGTAATAGTCATTAGCTAAATAGAATATTAATAAAATTTGTATTTAACTTATTTTAATTCCTAAATAAAATACAAATCATTAAATATATTTAAAATAACCAACATCCTAAATAATATTTATATTTGCGGTTGAATAAATAGATAAATTTAAATAATTAATGTATAATGAAAATATTATTATTAACAATATTTAGCCACAATTATGTTTTTAATGAAATGTTAAAAATACAAAGAAAATACATACATCATAATAAGAATATTGATGTATATTTTGTAACATTTGATGAAGAAATGACAGAAGATATAAAAATAAACAATGATATTATTTATGTAAAAGGTAAAGAATCAAATATAACTATTTTATACAAAACAATAAAATCATTGGATCATATTATTAATACATTAGGTGAAAAATATGATTATATAGTGAGAAGCAATATATCAACTATAATAAATCTTAATAATCTTTACAGTTATTTATCAACTTCACCAAAAACGAATTTATATACTGGTGGAAAATTAGAAATAATACATTGGGAATTGTCGCCAAATGAAATTAGTGAATATAAACAAGATCAACGAAACAAATTTTTTGGGTTGAAATTTATTCAAGGAATAGGAATTATATTATCATATGATATTGTTAAACAAATTTTAAATGATGCTAATTCCATAGAATACGATATCGTAGACGATGTTAAATTGGGATTAATAATACGTGATAAATTTCCTGAAATATATAATAATATTAGTAATACTTCTTTAGCAAATGTTAGCTATTATCATATAACTAAAGAAAGTATATTTATAAGGAATAAGAATAATTATAATAATGATCGATTGAATGATATTAATAATATGCTGAATATAGTATATAAATTATATAATGTTTAAAATATTATATTGCTGTTTATGTCTACATATATAAGTTTATTTTATCAAATTAATTTTCACATCGAATATTATATATGAATTTAGAATTAAAAAGATTTGATATGAAAAGTATAAGTTTTAAACCAAATGAATCTAAGGGTCCAGTAATTGTCTTAATTGGTCGTCGTGATACTGGTAAATCATTTTTAGTTCGAGATTTATTATATTATCATCAAGACATACCTATCGGCACTGTTATCTCAGGAACAGAAGAAGGCAACGGCTTTTACGGCAAATTAGTACCTAAATTATTCATTCACAACGAATATAATACAGCTATTATTGAAAATGTTTTAAAACGTCAGCGTGGAGTATTGAAACAAATAAAGAAAGAAATGGAGCAATTCAATAGAAGCACTATTGACCCTAGAACCTTTGTTATTTTAGATGATTGTTTGTACGACAACACTTGGGCGCGTGATAAAATGATGCGATTACTTTTTATGAATGGACGTCATTGGAAGGTCATGTTACTCATCACAATGCAATATCCTTTAGGCATACCACCAACGCTGCGAACAAATATCGATTACGT